TGCTACGTCTAATTTACCCACTGCCGTTGATGATATTCTTGACAGCCTGCGAGGCTACGCAACCGGAGGGCAGGGCAAGCGCGATCCTTGACGCGGCCGTGCCAGTGTCGCGCGTTCATGCCGATGCGCTGGTGGGCGACGATGTGGACCGGATGCGCAGGACGGGGCTGGAACTCATAACAGTCGTGAATTGCTGGCCGGAGGGGTGTTAGAACGACAACTGTTCAGGATCAGTCGCGGCTGCGATTGACCCCATGCCATAGGTGAGGTCACTCGTGCGAGTGTTTCTCCATAGGCTTGTAGCACGGTCCTATCTTGTTCACCTGAATAATAGACAGCAGTCCCGCGCGTACCATGATGTCGGCTACGCGTTCGACGCTGTGGGCGGGCACTCGCTGCTGCAGGAAGTTATACACCTTAGACTCGGGGACAGGTTGCTTTGTCTTGGAGAATAGCTGGAAGCAGAAGTACCAACATTCCTCGATCACCTTGCTGTCGCCGCCGGAGTTCATTGACTTGAATATATCTGGCATGTGGTTCTCGACTTCGATCAGCCAGCTTAGCGCGGTTTGATAATTCTCCAGTGAGATAGTGAGATCATCGCCCTCCGCAGCGCTGGCTACCATGCACAGCTTGAGCAGATGCAACGTGCGCCGTGTGCAATAGTTGTGGAGCTTCGGGTGCTCGGGCCTCGGGTTCTGCCCGCCCATGTGCCACTTTGTTACTGCCGCAGCCGCGTCTTTGTCGAACAACATCTGGCCGTAGAGTTTTCCAATTCTCGCGAAGTCCTGTTTAATCAGCCGGAACTTCTCGCGGTTGCCTGTCTCCACGTCGAACAGCGGGCGGATTTGTGTGTCGCCGGAATAGACAAGTATGCTGCGGGATAAGAAGCCTTGGTCGAACGCTCCGACAGGTAGGAAGTCCTTCAAATGGCTGGGCGTGGTACCGGCGAGCAGGTTGAATTGCGGGTGCTTGATGTCGAGTTGATCTTTGATTGAGCGCGGCGCCGTTCGGAGTAGCGTGTGCCGTCATAGATGTCAGTGAGGGTGGACATGAACTCACTCTCGTACTGGGGGAGGAGTACGCCTAGCTCGTTGGATAGAATTTTCAAGCTGTGGAATGTTATGGTGGGCGGGGTTTCGCGAGGACGTACGATGACGCGATCGGCAGCCGCGAGCTCATCCATCAACGCCGCTTTGGTTATGTTACTGGAACCAATGTGATGGCCGTCCAGCGCTCGCCACAGTTGTTCGACTCGCGAGGTCACGACTGACTTGCCGACTCCAGGTGGCGCGACTAGGATTGTGTATAGGTTGGGGTAGAGATCACTGCCTTGTGTATGCACCCACACCTTGCGCTCCAACGCCCCAGCTATCGCAGCGATGGCGCACCACTTGCGAAACAACTCGGGGGAAGGGAGGAAAGATGTGTAGTCGTAGAAGGCGTCAACCCAGTTCGGTAACTGACGGGTCACATGATTTCCTTGAGACTCAGCTTCTTGCGCTGTATATATTTCGGGGCGGTGCGGGACTCGTGGTTGTTGAAGTCGATTAAGCCGTAGGGGTTTTTGTCGGGCCTGCGTTTGTCAAAGTCTCCCCAATTCCATCCGGTCTTTGCCTCGAGTGGGACGTGGAACTCTCGCCCTCCCGCGAGTGTGCGCTCGGCCTTCATCAGTTGCACTGCGATGGGCGTGAGCTCGTTAAGCAGGTTTTCGTCCACCTGGAGTAGGATGGAGTCATGGACTTGAACGAGTAACTCGAAGCGAGGGTCTTGCCACAAGCGCAGGATACCCTCGTTGATTTGATCGCCTGTTGTTCCCTGAGGGCTGTATGCAATAGCCGCGTTGATAACTGGTTGATCAGTGTGCCGCCCAAAGAAGCAGCGCTGGCGACCGAATAGATTAGTGACTTTNCCCTCNGTTTTGAGTAGGCGGATTGTCTCCTCCTGCCATGCGGTGATGCAGGGAAACGCGCCAAAGTAATTGNGCTGAAATTCTTCNATCTGCTCGGCGGGGACCTTGGTGTGCATAGCCATGGTTTTAGGTTGGCCAAGATAATTGCTATTACCNGTAATAAAGATTTTGNCGTTGCGTCTCACGTAGAACCAGCCACTAGCAACTGTCGGACAATACACCATAACATTATCCGTAGGTATGCGTTCGTGCCTAGATGAACTGCCGTTAGCATACTGCCTGTTGTTTTGCTGCAAGCTGTACATGATAGTGCCGAAACCTGACATACGAGGCTTTTGAATGTTACCCCCTACGCCGCAAATTCTGCCGAAGGTCTGATACCATTCCAAGTCCTCTCGATGCTTACAATGAATGCTTATAGCAGTTTTACCTACGTGTCCGTCCCAGTAGCGGAGCTCAGCTACAAACGCTGTGAGGCAGAATTTTGACCACGAAAACATGGCCGCACTTGGCCGCTTTGGTAGGTGTCCTCTGACCCTGACTTTGTCCCCGTGTATACGATATTCATAATTGTACTCCTCGCAGAGCTCGATTAACCTATCACGCTTACGCTGCTTATGGAAGTGAAACGCCATCCAGTTTTTTTCTTGGTGTCCGTCACACATGAAGGCTGCGATTAGTTTAGCTGGTACGACTTCGTTGCCCCCCTCCCAACCGGAGCCTAGAGGCATGGCACACTGTGGACCTGCCGATGCAGGCCTCACTCTGATACCTAAGCTACGTTGATCCGCTTTATACGGTACGCGGTGATCGTGTGTCATTAGTGCGCTCATACTGTTGCCTTCGAAAGACTGGAGCTCGCCGGTATATGATTGAGCTACCCAGTTCGTGGTAGAGGCGAAACGGGAACCTGTTTCATCCCATTCCATTATAGTGGTGGGTTGGTCTGCGATGGGAACCCAGCCATTGGGCGTGAGCACTTCATGATCCGCTGTCAGACAACCATGTCCAAGTTTCTTAGCCATGTCTCGGTAGCTATATGTGCGGTAGGCGTTCCTGTCGGCAACGCTTCGCCATAGGGCTGGGTCGTCTCCCCAGTCGAGGTCCTTCCAAGCCATGCGGCAAACGGTGGTGTGCAGATCGCCCGACTCACAGGCGTCGAGGTAGGAGCCGGCGAACTCTGGCCCGTGAGACTCGAGGAACATATTCCAAGCAAGCGCGCCTACGTTGCGGGAGTCGGCTTGCTCGAGGTCGATGTTGATGAAGGCTTTTCCTGGGTCAGGCACGAAAGTGTATTTAAGATTTCGGTCCACGTTCTGCAAATTTGAGCCCGTGCCGAAGTCACTGAAAGAACTTGACAGCCGCCCCGTGTTTGTGCCAGCGATGTTGAAGTTGCAGCGAATGCGCTTATCCGCGTCCAGCTTTGTCTCGAGGAAGCCGAGCTGCTTACCTAAGTCTCGCATCGCAAGGATGAAGTTGCAGAAGGGCTCGGCCACGTAGTTAATGGAAAGTTTTTCCAGCGCCTCGCGGTTGGCTGTGGGCGCATAGAAGCCGTGGGCGTTGCGGGCGGTGACTGGTTTGTAGCCGAGGACCTCGTAGAACAGCGCCTTTACTTGTGTGTGGCTGCGCCAGTTGAGGACGTAGGTTAGGCCGAGGCCCTCGGAGCATAGGCGGTTAAAGCTGTACTCCAGCTTGTTCAACGAGGACTTAACCTCAACGATCTTTTGTTTGCGGTGGGTTTCGTCAAGCCGGACTCCGCGTAGCATCATCTCAAGGAATGGCCCCTGCATTTCAAGTGCGCGGGCGTAGGTTGATTTGGTTACGGGAGTAAGCTGGTCGAGAAGTTTGTCTCGAATTTCGTTTGTGATGCAGCAATCGAGTGCGTTGTAGCACCAGTATATTTCCGAGACACTTAGCTCTCCTTTAGACATTTGATGCTCAAGATTTAGTGTATCAATGATTTTCATAGCACGTGGTCTCCCCATTGATTAACGTAGCGGTAGGTTTTATTGATCAGCCGGCAATAGTTTATTTCCTGTGCTACGCCAAGGGACTCACGATAGCCATCGAGTGTAAGAACGAACATCATTTCGCAGGAGTTAATTGCGTCACAGTTCTTTGCCCACCAGAAGTCGGCGTCTGTAGGTAGGTCGTGCAAAGCTGCGATAGGGTGGAACAGCGCAATGGGGGAGTAGATAGTGTGCATCGGGTGTCTTGTGTTGAGTAGCGCGCAGGCTTTCTGCGTGTCATCGTATCGGTCCTGCATNATGTTTGGATCAACGTCGGAATAGGGCGAGGCTAGGTAGATCATGTTATCTCCCCGCGAAGCTGAAGGTGGTGGGCAGGTTGAACTCGCGAGCGATGTCCGGGGTAAGCTTGCACTTCCAATACTCGACGGGAACTTTGGTGTCGTAGATTGCTGAGGCTAAGTGGTGCGCCAAGCACGTTCGGACGTAGCCTAGCTTGTCACCTGAGTTAAGGAAGATTTGCTGCGATACAGTTACGGGCAACTCGAACGCGCCGATAGACTCGACGGGAGACTCGTGGTCCTGCAAAGGGGAGGTGAAGATCATGCCGATGGTGAGGGTGGAGGTGCTCATTCTGAAATTCCTTTGCGTGATATAGTCACGGCGTACTCTTTTTGTAGTAGCTCACACATACGAGTGTGTGCTTCAATAGCTTCCGCTTCAGTAGCATAACCAGATTTATAAAGCCGTTCGCTCTGAAAACATAGCTGCCAGTACCATTTACCTTGCGGGTTTTGGTACACACCCTTCTTTCTCGTGTTAGCTGAACTTTGATAGCCGTTAACCTCGCGTAAGTTATACCAACGGTTGTTGCTACGATCACCGTCAATATGGTCAATGATCGCAGGAATGTATCCTTCCATAAGGAGGAAGGCTATTTGGTAGGGTCTATACTGTTTACCCTTCATAGACGTATTAAACAGTATTGGTACGCCACGAGTCCTTGATAAAAGAACTCCAGTCTCTTGGTTGTAGCTGTATTTTTTACGCGCTATCTCTACCATTCTGAACTCGCTTTCTTAGCTGCTTTATCTGACGCTGCCTTCTTAGCCATAAACTTCCACGATAATTCGTCAGTGTAAATGGACGCAAGAAAGCCGAGGCCTTTCTGCATTTCGGGCTGGAGCGCGTGGTGGAGTAGCATCGTGTCGTCGTGGAAGTCGGGGGACTTAATCCCCATCTGCCGCCACAGATACTGCATGTCGTACTGGAAATTCTGTCCCCCGAGTTGCTTGCCGGAGCTAAGGAAGCGGCGAACCTGCGCCCATGCTTGGAGCTCGAGGAACTTACTCTCCCAATAATTACCGCTGCGTTTTGTCTCGTCGTAGAATGGGATGACGATGGCACGCTCGGGGGAGGGGGCAAAGCCGACGCAGGTTATCATGGTGCCCTTAGTCTCGATATCGCAGTCGAGGGTCACGCAATCCTTAACGTATGTCTCGAAGAACTCGTTGATGTCAGCTATGTTTGGCTCAATGTGAAGGAGACGCTGGGGTCGGCGAACCTCGGGGAACTGAGACTCGCGACGAGCCTTCGCCAAGTCAGCTAAGTGAATGGGGCGCAGCGGCCACTCGGCCATGATCTGTCCGGCGGAGTAGGTGGGTAGGATTTTCTGTACCGGAAATTTACTGTGGCCTGTTGTGATGCGGCCTCGGGAGAACTTGAGTGAGGCCTCGGAAGTCAGTGCCCACAGAGCTACGTCGCCCAAAGCTATGACGAGGTTCGGTTTGAAGTGTAGGACTTTTTTCCACAGCAACTCAAGGTCGGGCATGTGTTCGCGGAGGAGATACTTGCCCGGTTTTAGTGGCTTGAGGTGTGGTACTCCCCCAGTTTTTCCGCCGAAGAAGCCGAAGGCGCGGGAGTTGGGTGACACTTTGTTGAACACATTTGTGAACTCGCAGTGGCGTGGCTCGATCCCAGCTTGGCGGAGGAAGGATTTGGACATGGAGTTTAGCTTGCCCTCGAACGGGCCACCTGCGTCCTCGTCCGTGCCGGTCATGAACTCACCGACTACAAGAATGTCTGTCATAGGAAGTACCTCGGTATGGTTGGTTAACAAGGTTTATGAGCCATACTAACAGACTCGCTAGGGGATGTCAAACGGTTTCTTGGAGTGCCGCTTCGCAAGCGTTGTGGTAAAACTCCTCGTCGCGTTCGAGGCCGAGGAAGCGTTTCGCGCCCATCGCTTCTGCAATAAGAACTGCATTGCCGCTGCCCATAGTCGGGTCGAGCATGGTGGTGCTTTCATCGACAAACATGCGGAAGAAGTGGGCGAGCATAGGCTGAGGTTTCTCGCTCATGTGGATGGCTTTAGTGTTCGGGTGGGAGATTGTGTTGGCGACAGACTGGACGACAAAGCGATCGCCGCGCGAGCAAAGGAAAGCGGTTTCGTAAATCCGGCGGGGGCCTCGCTTGGGGTCGGGGAGGATACCGGAGTTATCTGACTTGTGCCACAGCAGGGGGAAGGGGGAGACTGACCAGCCCATAGCTTCAAGCACCTCTTTGGTGCGGGCGTAGTAATCCATGCTGAACCAGAACATCATGTGCGCGGAGTCTGCGACGACGTTGTGCATGGCGAGGCCCAGGGTGTAGAGTAAATCCCAGTAAACATCCTCGCTATCTTCGTAGCCGCCAAAGTGTTTTGCCGCGCCGGAATTGTGCTTGCCTGCATTGATGCCGTAGGGGAAATCACAGTGGATGAAGTTGAACTTCTTACCGGAATAATCTGTGGCCCAGTCGTCAAATTCACAGTGGACAAAGGGGAGGTTCTTCTCTTTCGTGGGAAGGTCCACTTCACCTTCGTAGGTGTAGGGTTCCTCGGTGTTGATAAACTCAAGGTCGGATAGAGGGTCGCCATCAGGCTGCAACATGGTGTCCATCAACTCACCCTCGCTCGCGTCACGGCGGGAGTTAGAGCGGGTCACGATGCCTCGGGCCACGGAATATTTGTCAGCGGCTACGACCAGTGGGTTGCCTTCGTCGAGGGCCTTTTGCACCGCACGGCGCTGAGATAATTCCGCTTGGGTTATGGTCAGTTGCTCGGCGGTCTTTGCGGCAGTCCAGCTAGGGTCATCCGTTACACACATGCGGTGGAACTCTGAAATCGCCTTGCACTCTTCCTGCCATGTGAGGTCGGAGCGGCGGACGTTTTCCTCGAGCTCGATTAGGTAGAGGAGCTCCGGTGTGCAATCTTCCTTGCGAGTGTAGGGGATGGAGGTCCATCCCAATCGAGTGCAGGCGGAAAGTCGGCGCTCACCTGCGACGAGGGTGTTGTGTTCGTCGAGGACTACGGGGTTGATTAAACCGACCTTGCTGATGCTGTCCATCAACGCGCGCAGCGGGCCTTCGGGAAGTTCCCTACGCTGGCGGTTGTCGCGGTCGATGTTGATTGACTCGATTGGGATATTGCTCACGAGCGGAGTTCCTTTTCTTTTTCTGCACATTCGCCAGCTAGGGCGCCGTAGCCCGCGATGTCGATGTAGGTGTCGGGGGATGCATTACCGGAGTAAGTGCGCGCGATCTTTTGCAGCACGTTGAGGTGGGCCACGTCCTCGGGGGAAAGCTGGAATTGCACTTCGTCCAGGGACTGGCCGCGATACTTGCCGATCAGGTAGGTGGTCCACAGTGCTGCGCAATCGCCGAAGTTTTGGTGTGGCGAGCCGTACTCCTCTTCGCGAGGGCCGGAAATAATCTTACTGGCGCGGGCGAGGTACTCGGTG